ACTTACCAGCCTTAGCAGCTTCCTCAACAGAAACTGTAGTGCCTTATTTTAATGGGTTTTCGCGATTTTTGTTAGCTACCAGTATGTTACGTATTCATTTTTGTATTATTCTATACAGCTTCAACCATGTTATTTTATATAAGAAGAAAAGCCCTCACTCTTCTGCGGGCAGCTGCATGATTGTAAGGACTTTTTCTTATTTGAGGGATATATTTAATGTACCAGATTCTTTCCCATCTGTCACGCACTATCGTGCGAGATAGTACGACGAATTTCGACATTACAGGCTCTTCACCAATACCTGGAAGTCTACTGCCTTCAGTTTCTTTACCACCTTATTGGCAGCCTTCTTTGTTCTGTATGTGCCGACCTGGACACGGTATGGGACGGAGCCGGCTACTTTGCGGATACTTGCTGAAAACCCCTTTTTCTTAAGTACTTTCACCATCACATCTGCATTTTCTTTTGTTCCGTAGGCTCCAGCCTGGATGTAATACTTTGCTTTCGGTTGCGCCGGCGCAATTGTGATCGTTTTTCCCAGAATGCCCTCTGCGATCAGCTTTCCGTGAGCATCCATACCAAGTTTTTTCGCTTTGGCATAATCGTCCTTGTTATCACAGAAGAAAGATTCTACCAGGACAGCTTTTGCCTTGGTCTTTCTGGTCCAGTACAGTCCGGGACGTTCTTCAGCTCCTCTGTCATGCCAGACAGTGCCGAGCTTCGCACTGATCCGCTGGGCTTCCGGAAGACCATTTGCATTGTAACAGTATGCTTCGCAGCCATATGCCTCTCCATTAAAGGCATTCAGATGAAGCTGGACTGACAGATCATAGTTCTGTTTATTCTCTTCTTCAATGAAATACTTGATTTCATCATTCAGGGAATGCAGCTGACCTTCCGGAGCAATACACAAGGTTGCCTCATGTCCTGCTACCTTAAGCCATTTGCACACATAGGGCGCCAGTTCTTTGTTGTATTTATATTCATTCACACCACCCTTGCTAGTACCATCTGCAGATGAGATGACGCCACCGCCATAGTTCGCGTGACCTACACAGATAAAATATTTCATGTCAAAGTTCTCCTTTCAAAAATGAGAGCGATCACTCGCCCTCATTTTTTGTACTTTGTCTTATCCCAGATTGTCTTTACTCTTTCCCAGCCTCCAGTTGCTACCATATAAATCACGAATGATGCAATAATTGCAGCAAACACATAGTACCATTCAATCACAATTTTAAAATATTCGCAAAAAGCAACCATTGTAGCAGTGCATACAATAAAGGATGTGATAAGAGCAACTGCACTGGTTGGTAATTTTTTGAACCACGGTAGGTCTTTTATTGCCTGCACAATAAGAGACACCACAAAGGCCATCAAGCCAAATGCGATCAGAGCATAGGTTACATAGTTCATAATTTCATTTACATTAATGTTCATACAGTTAATCCTCCTTATGATCATGTTCCAAATCTGCAATTCTATGATTTGCTACCCGAATCTGTTCTTCTGATACAGCCATCCTCTGTTCCAGATTATAAGTTCGCTCTATGGTGTTGTTGTGCTTATCCACTCTTTTTGTAAGCTCTTCCAGCTTGTATTCCATGAGCGCCCTCGTCTTTTCATTCTGGCTATGATTGCTGATCAGACACACTATCAGCGTTACTGCTGCCGATATTGTAGAAGAAATAATTACTTCCATATATGTCCTTTCTCCAGCATTGCGCCGGCGCAATTTTGTAAAAAAATAAGACCTAGTATGGTCTCGCTCTAATTCTCATATTTATTTTCTTCTCCAATCACTCTTCTGTACTGTCAACCTGTCCTTTGTTTGCTATCATCTCGTCCTGCATAGCATATGCAAGCTCCTCGAACTCGTCACGGTCTTTACGGCACTGCGTACGGTTCTCTTTCCGTAACTCCTGGTTAGTGGTAGACTGCTGAATATACATAGTTTTTGGGTTAGCCTCACTGCAAGATGCGGTGTAGGTCTCCACTGTTACTCCGTTGATAACGGACTGTCCTGATAAGTTGATAGATTTAGATGTTGTTAATGCCATGATATTATCCTCCTATGAATAAAGTTTTCTTCTAAGTTCTTCGTTTTCTCTTTCGAGCCGATCCACTTTAGAACTCAGCTCTTGCATTGCTTTTACAACATACGCAAGCAACTGCAAATTATTGACAGATTTATAATATGGATGTCCGTCAACTTCTCCGCCTCCATCGACAAGGTTATGGTCAAGCTGTTCGAGTTCGTCTGCTATAAAGCCAATCTTGTATTTTTTATGAGAATCTTTTCTTTCAAAAGAACGAATTTGCATTGCTTCAATAACTTTTGTTGCGTCTTGTACTTCGGTGTCTCTTATATCGTCTTTTAGTCGAATATCAGAAAGAGCTGCACTACATGCTCTTCCGAGACTAAACCATTTCCATGAACCATCAAGTCTGGTTTGAATCCAAATTGACCCAGCGTATGAATCTCCGTGATAGATAAAAGCTCTACTTCCAGCCACTTCAGCGCCAAGATAAACTCCTACAGCAGTCTTCGAACCTGAACCTCCCACATTGAACCCAACGTAAATGTTTCCGAAATTTCCATCAATTGCCAGTGGAATCATTCCATTGTTAGCTTTATAAAAGCTAAAGAAATTTTCATCACCTGTACCTGTTGCCGCACCAAATCTCCAGTCTACCGAACCTCTATTGGACTGATACTCATATGTTGTATTTATTATGTTGTTACTCTTAATATAACCACCAATGGACATATTGCCATTGGTGGTTATACCTTTTCCGTTATATGCCCGAATCCAATCGGAATCCGTCATATACCAGCCACCACCATAATCCTCACTATACCATCCTGTAGTACCGCGCGATCTAAACCAATTAGATGCATATATGGTATTAGTATTCATGTCTGCAGTCGCAGTTATTGTTTTTCCCTGCACATTGCCAGGAGTGGTAATATCGCCACTGTATAAACTCAGATCACCATACATCGTGACCGTCTTATCAAAAAACTCGAATCCGGCGCCACCTTGTATAGATGTTCCAGTTCCCATTTTTCCTAATTTGATAGACGATCCATCAAAATATAAGATTTTCTGACTGTTTGTGCCGTTAAATATAGAGTATGACTGATTTGCAGTAATCTCTCTAGCAACTATTTTAACACCAGATATAGAACCGGATGCCTCGATGTCTTTTGCAAACAAACTGACAACGTCAATTTTATCAGCGGTAACCGAACCAGCCGCAATTTTTTCAGTTGTTATAGAATTAGCAGCCATTTGAACAGCGGTAACCGAACCAGCGTACAATCGTCCGCCATTAATATAAGTACGATCGTTGTTATAACACCAAGCGGCTATACCCATATCAACAGAATTTGCAAGGGTGTATGCGTCATTCCATGTACTCCATTGCGTATCACTAATACCGATTCGCCATAATTCACGACCATCAATCTTTGCAGTCTGCTTAGGATATCCGCCGGAAGCATCTCGCCATGGCACGCATGTTATTAAAAGACAGAAGTTTTCACCAGTTAGACCAATCGTATTTGCTAATTTCAACTCATTTACTGTGGTCATCGGGAAATTTTGTATATACCAAAGCGGCGTTTGATTTGTGCTTCTAGTGTCTTTGACGTCAAGTCCATCGCCTTTAGGACCTTGAGGCCCCGTAGCACCAGTGGCACCGGTCGGTCCCGTGGCACCAGTTGGTCCCTGAGGTCCGGTCGGCCCCTGGTTACCCTGGGGTCCTTGTGGTCCGATTGGGCCAGTGGCACCCATATCACCCTTTACTCCTTGTATTCCTTGGTTACCTTGGGGGCCTTGTGGTCCAGTCGCACCAGTATCACCTTTCACACCTTGTATTCCTTGGTTACCTTGAGGTCCCTGTGGACCTGTTGCGCCGGTATCACCCTGGGGTCCTTGCTCTCCAGTATCACCTTTCTCTCCTTTTTCACCTTGGGGTCCCTGTGGTCCAGCCGGTCCGGTAGCTCCACCAGCACCATCAACACCCATCCTGGTAGCGATATAGCCTACGGAGGTGGTTGCGTCTGAATATAAGGTGGTCTCTTTTGTCCAGAGATACTGTCCCTGTGGTACGTTAGGCATTGAAGTTAGCCATTCCCCTGTAGGAACATCTGTCATGCTAGTACCAACCTGGTAAGTGTATGTGGTTCCAACAATGGACTTAACGTTATTAACCTTAGTGTCGATCTCAGTAATTGCGCTCTCTACAGTCTTCTTACTCTTACCAAACAAAATATCGCCAGCACTAATTCTCAGGTGAAAGTTCCCGTCATCGCCTTTATAGAACTGAATATACTCATTCGTATCGCCAAATCCTACCTGGCCATCTGAGCCGAGATAGAATCCTCTGGTGGTATTGAGCGCAGAAGTCTTAGCTCCGGAATATATGCAGTCGTGTCCGATATGGTTTCCACCGATGTCAGCACCAAAAGCTACCAAGTCGGTCACCGCCACTTTATCTGCTGTGATACTCTTGGCCTGGATAACAGTACCGTTCAAACTGTTATAGTCAGTCTGCTCCGAAGTTACTCCTGATCCGTTGGTATTAAGCTTGTAGTAAAGGCCATCTTCCCCCTTAATGACCAGCTTATCTGCCTTGATGGTGTTACCCTCGATCAGATCACCTTTGATAGTTACACCGACCAATTCGCCAGTAATAGTCTGGTCGCCGACCACTACATTCTTAATCAAGCCAGATTCTGAATAGAATTTCTCCATAGCCGCTATGCCAATATTGGAGAAATCAATGCTTGCGTATTTCAAATCAGCGTCTGCGGCGTTAATCTTTTTTACATCCAGCTCATTGATTAACGCTTTGTTAGCCGCCAGTTCATCCGTAACGGTACTCTCAAATTCCGCGTATTTAGACTTAATGCTGGTAGTTTCTGCCTCAAGTGCTTTCAGACTTTCAATGGTGGCAAACTTAATATCAGCCTCTTCTGTCTTGATATAGTTTGACTCGATCTGTCCTACCGCCAGTTTCAGTTCTGATAAGCTCCCGTCCAGAGTATTGTACAACCCCTGCAGATTTCCCACCGCACTGCTGCCATATACACCCTCGTCAAAATGCAAAATATCCGATACATTGATAGTCCCCGTGTACCGTCCATCATCACTGATTACGGTGTTAATAATTTCCTGGGCGGCCTGGAGCTTCTCCCTGGCCTCTTCGAATGAGGGAAGCTTATTGGCCAGTTCGCACTCATCTTTGGTATGGTCCTGTGGATATTGTGTAAGCTTGATGATCCGCTGCTTTTCCCGGATCCCGGTGGCGGCATCGATCAGGGTGATTGTATCTCCCAGGGAAAAAGAAAAATCATCGTATCCAGCTCTTTGTTTGGCCAGATCAATAATATCAGCACTGTATGATACTTCCGGCTTTGACAGATCTTTCAGCTTCGCTTCTGCATCCTCTTTCATGGCTGCAGCATCTGTATAAGATTCGTCTTTCCAGATGTAGGTCTTCACCTTATTCGTGTACTGGTAATTTTCCAGGTAATTCTTCCCATCGTTCACGGACTCGATGGTAAGCCCGTCCTGGCCAATAGGGATAATTCTCGTATAATAGTCGTAGGTGCTGCCCTTCCTCTGTAACCGTTTCAGGTTAAGCCCTGTGAGGAAAAAGTTCCCTTTATCCTGGCCAACCTGATCGTAAAAGGATACTGTCTTTTTCTTGGTATCATAAACGACTTCACACATAAATGCAGTACACAGCTTCTGAATTACTCCAAGCGTATTTGTCTGCAATATCCCTGCATTTCTTTTCTTGGTTACGGTACATTCGCCAACCGTCCAGCCGGATCCAGCCAGAGCAAGCTTGGCCGCATCTTCTATTGTGGAATCCGTAATGCCAAAGGAGCTCCAGGGCTTCGCCTCCAGTTCTTCCAGGTTCAGTACCGCAACAAAGGAGAGGAATCCATCTGTGCTTACACTCTTTTCTTTTACTACATACTCAGCATCCTGAGTCTCAATATAATACTCTTCACAGATTTCATGATGTCTTGCCATGTATGTAAAAGAAAGAGTCTGATCGCCAGTTGTAACGTCGCTCGCAACCTTCAGATCCTTGTATTTGACAATATGCCCTATGGCATTGTGGTTCGTATCATATATCTTAAGCATAGGGCCGCCTCCGTTTAGTCTTCAATCATAAACATAAAAATGCCTAATTCCCAACTTCCAATATCAAGCCCATCAAATTCTTCCAGGGATACCTTATGCACCTCAAAATCCATTTCCAGTCCCAGAAGTTCCTGAATCTTTTGGTTGAGCTCTTTTACACTTTTTCCTTCTTTAAGAATGATATCCACATTTCCGGGGGCTCTCTTTTCCTGTTCAGCTCGCTTTTTTTCCTCTTCAATTGCCTTTTCCTCCTGTTCAAGATCCCGGTATTCTTCCATTAACTCCTTACGGGTATCTTCATAAGGTTTTAATGCGTTAAGCAATAAGTTCGTGTTTTTATTAATGGCATAGCTCAGTTTTATCTTTCCAGATAAAATTTTCTTTCCATCTTCTTTATAAATCTGTGCTTCTTTTTCCTGAAAAAGTTTTAATCCGTTATAAGCGTTTAACATTTCCTGGTTTGTCATGTTTTTTCCTCCTACATAAATCTTGGTCTATATTTCACAGTCATGTCTGTCCATGTGCTGTCTAAGGTAATCCTTGTTTCCCCTGGTAAAAGGATCGGCAGGCTCCAAATATCAACATCTGCTGCTTTGTTAGCCCCATTTTCTGTAATCTTCCCACTTTCTCCGTCTAAAATCACAGTACTGTTAGCAGTAAGGCTTCTTATTACCACCCGAAGGTTTTCTCCTGTATCTAGATTTCGGTTTATTCCAGTTATTGTCAGCTGTTCCATTCCCACCTTTGGCGTAATCTCTACCATACAAGGCGTCCGGAT